CGCTGGGGCCTCAATAATGAATTTGCCTTCTTCGCTCCAGTCATCAATGAAGATTTGGTTAATTTCGGTGCCTTCGTCGTGCTCAATGCTGTTGTTGTCGGCCAGTTCGTACTCGTATAAGTTGAGCGCCTGACCATCGAGCGTAAACGTGGTGTTGGCTTTACTGAATGGCAGGGGCTGCTGAAAGGCAGTGAAGTTGGCTGCAGGCGGGGTACCGGAAACGGTGTCGCCATAAATACCCTGAATTTCAACAGCAATTTTAGGGATCTCACCCACTTTACCTGATGTGGTTAAGCTGGCTTTACCGGCCAACAGAATGTGCCACATGCCTTCCCAGTAGAAGTACACCGTGCCGTCCAGTTCATTTGATGCACTTAAGATCCGTTCATGGGTTACATCGCTGGCATTTACGGTTTCGTCACGCGCTGCCAACTGAATTAACTTACTCCATGCCGCTGGGGTTGTAGCCGCGCCAGAGCCTGCCCATTCAATGGGCGCAGTAATGGTAATACGCTCACCAGTATGAATTACGGGTTGACCGCCTGGCTGGCCATCGTCCAAGTCACGGGTTTTTTGTTCGCTCTGGTATGGGTTAACACCAAGACCAGTAGTTAATATGGCAACCGGTGTTGCACCGTTGGCAATGTAATCTGTGCCCTTGGTGTCTTCCGGGCGCTTCAGCGCCATCGTAATGAACTTACGTTTTTCTTTGTAACCTGGGGTAATGCTCATGCTTTAGTCTCCAGCGCTTTGGCCTGTTTAGCCGTGGTTTCAGTTGGGCGGTCTTCAACGTGCACCACTTTTAACTGGTAATGAGCGCTTATTTGCGCTTGCTTACCGGCACTGAGTTCGCCGTCTTTAAACTTGTTTTCGCCTGGCGCAAAGTCGATTGCCGCACGGCGAATGGGGTGTTCACTGCTATTGGTTACTATGATCATCCGTTAACTCCTTGGTACCAGGTGTTCGTTGTAAATCGGTCGACCCACCAGAGGCCACCACTGGCAAAAGCCACTAAATCACCGTCGCCAAGTAAAATAGGTTCGTAGGCGGCGTTGGGCTTCCAGCCATATAAGCTATTGCGTAAATTGGTGCGGTAGCTCTCCAGGGTAGTAATGGCTTTATTACCTGTTGAGTCGTTCACACTTTTAATGCCAATCACCACACCAAAGGTGACAATCATTTCTTGTAAAGGCTGCCCTATATCAACATCGCGCCCGTTTGGTGCCGGACGTTCGCGCACAGGTACCACAAAGGCCACACTGGCCCGTTGAATGGGCTGTCCAATGGCGTCGCGTACATTTGCCGCACCATCCACATGGTCAAAAAGTGATTTAATTCGGGTTTGAATGTCGTTTAACATTTAGATAAACCCCTTTGAATCTTCCCGGCTCCACACGCTGCCACCACTCACCATTTCAATGGCTTCATCTGAGGTGGCGACCTCTTCGGTACCACTTAAACCCAAACGCACTTCACCTTTGCCTACCGACTTTAAAAAGTTAATGGCGGCGTCGTAGCGCTTTTGCACTACATCGGGTACGGCGTTGTCGTATAGGTTGAATCGGGCAATGTCGCCGCAGAGTTTGGGTAACACGCTCGGTATAACGGAAAGGGGCAGGGCATAACGCCCGCCCAAATAGCCATCAATCAATGCGCTGGCATCCGCTATGGCCGCACTAACTACCTGGGCATCTACTGAGCCGGTGTTGTCTCGGTCAGAAAGGGCAATTAGCTCGCTCTCTCCAAACCGGTCTATCAGGTCGTTAGTGGTGCAGTAGTTCACGGGTTATGCTCCCGCGTTCTCTGCGCCGGTGTCCTTACTCGCTTTGGTGCCTGCCTTGGCCGTGGTAGATTCGGTTTTCTTAGCAGGCGTTGCTTTTTCCTGCGCCGCTTTGGTGGCGGGGTGGGCCAGGTAACGGTCGAGTGGTGCAGTATCAACGCCTTCCGGGATGGCGTCGGCTGGCATTTCGCGAACAGACAGTTTCTTTTCGGCGTGAATGGCTTTGAGCTGTTCTTCACTGATTTCATCTTTTGCGAATGCGGTACCGGCGTCAGTGAATCCGAGACCGGCGCGGCGAAAGGAAGGCACGCTGGCCGTAATGACTAATGCAAGAATAGTTGCTTTGGTAACAGACATGGTTTTCTCCTTACAACTGGCTTACCTAAGCAAGCCAGTTGTCAAAGTTGTAAAGGTTGTAGGCTTTTTACTTACAGGTAGTCAGGCGAAATTACGTTGAACATGCCGCGCAGTTCGTTACTTACTGCGCCCACGCCGCCATCGTCGATTAACTCACGTTCGTTAATCTGCTTGGCTAACTTGTGCAGGCTTGAAGGCACTACCAAGGTCAGGCGGTTCTTACCCAAGCCCAAAGAGCGGCCACCGTCTGCCTTAAAGCTGCGCATCAGGTTAATGGCGTCCCAAATAGTTTGGTAAGACAGGGTTTTCTTCACGCCCACGGCCATTTGCCAGAAGCCAAAGCCCACGTTGCAGCGGCAATCTACGCCGTAGCGGAATTTTTTGTTCATAAATACCGCTTCATCATTCGGGTTATCCATGGGCACAAACTGCATACCTTTGCGTTCCTGGAAGATGATGGGCTTCAAGCTACGGTTGGTATCCATGAGGTACCAGGCTTCGCCGGTGTAGCCACCGTCTACAATCACGTTGGAAAATGAGGTGTCAGAACCAGAGCCGTCAACTTCATCGTTTACCGGGTGGTCGGTATCAAAGTAATATTGGCCGTCGTAACAGGTGGTGGTAAAGCCTGCTTTTAATAGTGGGAATACCAGTTCATCAGGGAATACCGATGCGGCATAACCCAGTTCGTTCATCATTGGTGCATATACGCCAAGCGTATCGTCTTCAATGTCGTTACGATCTACAGCCACGGTAGACTCATAATCTTTGTTGGTAATTTCATACGAGTGCTCTTTAATCGATTTAAGCACACGGTCACCGATCCACTCACGAAATCCCGGCCATTGGCCTAACCAGCCATAGGTATTGGACTTAGTGGTTGATGGAACAACGGTGGCCACGGCGGCATACATTGGCTCGCCTTTTACCTTGCCGTCTTCGAAGTTTTTACGGAATCCGGTGCGGATTGCGTTGAGTGTTGCGGAATTAACAATTGCCATGTGGGCGTTCTCCTGGTTAATGAAGCGACTTAAGCTTTTTCTTGCTTAAGGGTTTCGGCGTAGTCTTCGTGGCTAATGCCCAGCTGGTCGGCAATCGATTTCTCATCAGCCGTGAGCGCTGCCACACCGGTTTTGTCTTCCGCGTCGGGCGTTTTGTCTTTGGTCTGCTTGCCATCAAATGCGGCGATGGTAGGGCGGCCATCAATCAGCGATTTCAATGCGGCCATGTTGGCGTTGCCCAGGTCTTTTAAATAGCTAAGCTCTGCCTGGCTAATAAACTTGCCGTCTTTTTGTGCCTGGTCGATAACCTGGTCAACGGTAAGTGCTTCGTGGTCAGCTTTCAGTGCGGCCAGCTCGGTAACAACCGCGTTATAGGTGTCAACTGGCACATGCTTTGAAATATCCACGCTACCGCCTGCTTCTACCTGAGCGGTAAGGGCGGCGATTCTGGTTTCGCTTTCGGCGGCACCTTCAATCTGGGCTTTCAGTGCTGCCAGCTTGGTTTTGATTTCCGGGGTGGTTAACTGGGCATGCAGTGCTGCCGCGTCGATGTCCTGGCTGGTATCAACATTGATACCAAGCAGGCCAAATAATAAGGCGAGTGCTTCATTCATGGGCTTAGGCTCCGTGGGGTTGGTTTGCGTACTCGGGGTGTTAGCTTTGAGGGCGGCGGCTTCTGCCATGCCTTTTATTGCTGGGTCGTTGGTCAGTGCTGCGCTGTGCAGGTCGACGACCTGGCCGGTGGTTTTGTCATACATCACCACGGGGCTGTAAAACTTGTACTCGTCGTTTTTAATGTGCTCGCGTGCTGCAGGGGTAAACTTGAGCTGGGCGAACAATCCCTGTCCGGGCCTCCATTCAAACGTTTCTCCCCATGCACTGGCCGGGGCTTTCTGGCCGTTCTCTTTGGCCAGTAAGGTTTGGTGGTCGTAATCGAATAACAGGCGCTGGCCGGATGCGGCACGGGCGTTTAAACGGGCGGCTAATACTGCGCCGCTTTCGTCATTAATCAGCCATTTGTTACCAGGGACTTCGAAGGGGCGGCCATCGTAGGCAGAAAAATCACTGCCCGGCAGTATTTGCTGCCAGGGCTGGTCTAAATTGATTTCGAACGAGCAGGCGGCAATGCCAAGCGGTTGCACGTTCTGATTGGACAGGGCGGCAAGGGATAGGGCAGCCGCGAGCGCTGGCACTACATGACAGCCTCCTGATTCCGAATTGTGTATTTCGTATGTGTGATTTTTCATAGCCCGGTCAGTATGCCGGGCTGAAGGGGTTAGTCTGGTTTAGTCTGGGTTTGGGTTATTTTGCTGGCATTGGAGATTGAGCCGCATTAATACGCAATTTTCGACGCGCTTTCTTTATGTCGGCAATTTCATTTCGCATTTCTAATTTCTTTTCTTCGGGGGTGTATTGGCATTTGATGTCTTTTTCCAACAACTTGATGGATTGATTGAGACAAGCGTCTTGCTGTAACAAATGCTCTGGTAAGCTATATTTCAAATAAAGTCTATTCCCGAACCAGGCAATGGCACCACCTACTAAAGGTGCTAAAGACATCATTGTTGTCATCGCATCTTGGCTCAACTCTAACAGCTGTATTACTAATTCAAGAAAGGCAATGATTGAGCCAGACGCAATAATTCCGTTATTTGTGCTATCCCTTTTCATTTTCTACCACGCGGTCTTCCAAGATTGCTTGCACCAACTCTTGGTTAGATGAGGCGGAAAACTGTTTTTTGACTGTCCCGTTCGGGCCTTTCAAAGTGACAGTAATTATTTTCTGTGGAAACATGTAAGTGAGAATGCCGTGCACAATTACACGGGTTGCACGGAAGCAAACGTATACGGTAATTGGTACACAAATCACCAATAGAATTAAGTTGATAATTAAAGTTGTCTGCATAATAGCACTAGCCAAAGGCCAATTTTATTCACCTAATTTTCTCACAACTTCAGTAATCTCATATCTAACTTTAGTTGAACCATCTATATTTTGGGTGTGGATTGTCTTTAATTTTACTGTGTACAAGTCGCCTTTGGCGAACGTGTCCTCGTTGGCTCTGACTCGCCGAAGAAAGCCCTCATCCTTTATTGTAACTGTTTTGGGTTTTTGAACGTGCTCAATTTGCCAGCCAGAAGATTTATCGAAATTCACGTTGATGAACCGAACATTTACAGTTTCTTCTGTCTCGGTTTCTTCAGCTCCGACCTTGTTGGGTATTTTTCTGTAAGACGTAAAATCACCCTCAGAAATTGAATGAATAACAGTCTCACCATCAAAGCTTTTAATATGCACTGTCGCATTCGTATCATCTTTAACTGGTGCAACAACCGCTTTATTCAATGAGTCACGGAAATCCTTGCTTAAAACCAGTTTCGCATAGTCGTTACTGACTGTGATTTCTTCTTCCTTACCGCGAAACTTCGTTTTTATCGTAGTCTGCTCACCTTCTTCTATGACGGTATCAATTTTACGGCCTTTCAAAAATTCTAAAATGCTAAAAATGGTAGTCGCAGTAATTGAGCCGCCCGCAGCGAATCCGATTATTTCTAAAACATTTTTAGTCTCTGATAGGTAAGAAAGAACTTCTATAGGTATACCAAATGAACCGTCACTTGGCACATTTACCTTAATATCAACCTTTGATTCTTCCCCGTTCAGGATCTTATCCGCTTGGGTAATGGCCTCGCATATACCTTGCAAGCCAATAATTAAATCAGCAGCATCAATTGTATGGTCATTTGTTTCTGTTGTGTCGTAGTAAAGACTGAACGAGCCGAGCTTGGAGGGCATTCCTATTTCCTTATAACTTCATTTATCCAAGTAAGTAACGCGATTATTACTTAATTAATATTGCTAAGACAAGCAAAGTCGATAAATGCTGAGCATCAAAAGCTCAAATCCCCTGTTTAAATTTCGCCAGAATCGTTTAAATACTTTCTAGGTGAGCAACCATGCCGCTTTTTGCTTTTGTGGCCTTAGAATGGCTTACAGCGCGTTTTTAATCAATAGCATCTAGTAGATGGTCTTGCAGTATCGCAATGATTTCGTCGGCATCATTCCAGGGGCCCGTGGTTAGCCCTATGAATGGCCGGGCGGGTATGCCGTCGTCTTCCCTGCCGAACTGGTGTGTTGGTGCGTATTCCTGGTTGCTGCCGAATGTGAGTGTTTTGCCAGCTATCTGATAGTTGAGCGTATCGCGCATAATGCCCGATTGCTGCAGTATTCTGTCGTCGCCACCTTTGCGGGCTAATGTTTCCGGTGCTAATGGTGCCCATAATTCGCCGTTGGGGGCAACTTCCAGTTTAAATCGTTCCTGGGTAGATTCGATCAGGTACTCGCCAATCTCAGCAAATGCCGGTTCCAGATTTTGGCCTGCGTGAATGAGCCTGCCCAGCATGCGGTTTACTTCGCCGCTGCCGTAGGCTCTAACCGTAATAAAGCTACCCGCCATTGCTGTCACTCCGTAGTACCAGGTTGCTTAGCAAATCGCCGAATTGCTCGCGTTCATAATTGGGCGCTTGCTTGGCTAATGTCTCAATTTGCTGGTACTTGTCCTCGTCAGATAGGCTCTGGCTCAATATTGCTTGTGCCTGGCTCAATTGTTCACTGGGGGCTTTGTGGCCCTGATTAATGCGTTTTAATATGTCGTTCATGGCAGCAGCTGCTCCATTAGTTTATCGAAGTACTCGGTAATGTCTGGGTAGTGGCTGGCCAGCATGTCGCGGTTTAATGCCCAGGCGGCAAAGTGCTCTGCGTGCCACTCCATTGAATCCTGCATACTGTACTGGGTAATAGCAGTATTGAGACCAGGCGAGGGTATACCCATTCGCATGGCCTGAAATTGCACTTGATGTCCCATTTCGTGCAGCCACGTAACTATAGCACCTCCATGATGCCCGCTGTCGGTATAGTTGCGCACAATATGAGACAACGACCATTGGCGCTTACCTTGCTGTCCTGCCAGTATAGCGGCTTCAACTGCGCCGGTTAAATCGGCCATGTTGCGCACTTTGTCCAGGTTAATGCCTGACTTGGCTTTCACTACTACGTGCGTCCAGCTGCGCGACGTATAGCCATTTACGCGTTTGGCCATGTGCCCTGGTACCGGCCAATACCGGTGGGCCATTTGCTCGGGCACGTCCAGATATTGCGCTATGGGTTGCATGAGCGGATACGTTTTACGTGATCCCCTCACCATATCGGTAGGCCGTAAAAACAGCGTTTTCATGTTGTAGCGGGTAATGAAGTCGGCTACCTGGTTTAGCTGTGGTTGGGTTTCAGCTAACTTGCCAAACACGCGGTTTAGCCCGTGAATATCAACGCTTTTGTTGGTTGAATAGGCGCTGGGTATTTTGCGCTCTACCAGGCGTTGCTTCAGGGGCGGTTTGCTGGCCTGTTGCTCTCGTAACGTATCTGCCTGGCTTTTAACGCCGGGTGAATAGTCGAAGCCCGGATCAATCCCCACCGGCACATGGTGCACTTCGCCGGTTTTCTTATCTACCCATTCGCGGGTCTCTATCACCGGCTCTTTGCTTACATTGTGGCCGCGTCTGCGCATACTGCGCTCGGTCTCACCAAACACCTTGCACTTGCAGCCCCAACCGTTCTGTGGGAACCAAACCTTCCAGAACGGTGAATCTTTAGGGAGTATGGTGCCGTCTTTGCTTTGGTGGTGTGGGCGTGGGTAGCGGCTATCGCCGTGGGCGTAGCGCCAAAAAGGGAAGTTCTGCAGCTGCTGGTACCGGCCAGCGTTATAGCTCTGGCGCATGTTGGTGTCGTAGATGATATTGGCACGCCATGCGGCGGTGCCGGTATGATCCCAACCATGCTTTTTAACCAGGTGTTTAAACTCCTTTTGAAACCAGCTTAAACTCTTACCTTCGGCAATGGCGCTATCAACAATTTTGCGCATATCAGCCAGCAAATCGGTTTTCACTGCTCCGGCAACCATAAACGCGTTGTTGTGTTGCGCCCGCCATACATCAGCCCAGCGTTCGCTGGGCATGTCTACTTTACTGCGGAAGAAATCAATGGCTTCGCTGAACTTCTGGGGGCCGTATTCGGCTGGCATTAGTATTTACCTTGTTGTGAAAGTTTTTTAAAACTCATCACTTAACCAAAACTTATAGATATGTGGCTAAACAACCAAAGCAAAGCCTCTATAACCACCCAGCCAACAATTGCTGAAAGCAGAAAAAACACTACAACTACAGTTTTCCAACTAAAATCTCCAAGCATTACTCACCCTTCAGCATTCTACTCAGTAAAAAACTCATGCCTAAACGGCCCAATTGAAAGCCAATAAGCGCTACTGAAAAAAAAGTTGAAATTAAACCGACAACAACAAAAACGGCGGCCCAATTCCCGATCGTCATTGGTGCATCTTGGATAGTGGTTAACTCGTAAATAACCAGGCCTACTGTGACTAAGTGATAAGCCCACTTAATAATTTCTTTGTCCTTTTTCATTTATCACCTTTTCGTTTAGGAACCCAAATTTTGTACAGGCCACATTCAGGACATCTAGTCTGGGTGTGGGACTTCATCATCTTTCTGGCCCAGCTATGCCAATTTAGATACCCAGTAGGGCAAGGCGTGTGGTTACTGCAATTCATTATTCTTTATCCAGCTCATAGAACAATTTACCTTTGCAGCGCGGGCAAACCAGATCATATACCGCCATGCCAGGATAGTTAGGATCGGGCTTTTTGAGTCTTTCATCGTGATAGTGCACGTTCCTGCAACGACTGCATTTAACTTTTTGCCTTTCTGCCAATTCAAGCATCTTGCTATCTCCCAAACTTATCGGCCCTGCTGGCCAGTAGATTTCTTATCAATAAAAACATCACCACGCCCAACAGCAGGGGGCTTAGCACAAAGGATACAAACAGCTTATAGGCGATGGTTGATACTTTGTGCTTCATGGCTATCGGCCCTCGTTTACGTCGTACCGGCCACTGAGTTCGGCAGCGGCCAGTGCTTGCGCTATCAGTGTTTGGTAGTCGTCGGTTGGTAAGGTGTCTTCCAGTTCCAGCAGCTGCTCTAAAAGCTGCTCCAGTGAATCCGCATTGGCTACCAGTTCTTCAATGGGCTGCATGAGTTTGGCGAACTCGGTACCGGCTTGTTGTTGTAATCGTTCGGTGAGTACGTCGGCACCGTCTGGCGCGGGCTGCGTACCTTTGAGCGCAGCCAGTGCCAGCTTAAGCGCAGCAGCTGGGCTTTGGGGTTGTGGTGGTTGTTGGGGTTGTAAGGTGCCCGGCTGCTCACCGGCAGGGAGTCCGGTGGGTGGCTTAGCAGCTCGGGCTAAAATGGGTTCGTTGCCTTCTGGCTCGGGAATACGCAATTTGTCGTGTGCCCAGGATACCGGGATACGCACACCAATCTCTGCCAACTTGGGCAGGCTTTCGGAATACAGTTTTATGTCTTCCGGCTCTTGTGTATCAAACTCAATTCGCGGTTTGCGGCGTGGGTCGCCCGTGTAGCTTTTGCTGTTCAGCATGTGCATGGGCAGAATTAAATCGCGGTTCAGCGTGTTTCTGAATTGGCGTAAATCGTGATCACGAATGTCCTGGCGCACTTCGTTGTGCACGTTGCCCAGTGCCTGGCTGCCGGTGCTGTCTACCTGTGACGTGAGTGTTTGGCCCAGGATCACTTTAGACTGGATACGCTCACACCAACTCATCATGGTCATGAAGGGGTCGCTGCCACCGCCCTTAGCAGCTTCGTGGAACTCGATTTCCATGCCCTTGGGGATTATGCCACCGGCGTTATGGCCAATACCTAACACGGCTTGCAGCAGGCGCTGCTTTTCATCTGGCGTGGCACCGGACGGGTATTTACCCAGTTTGATGGGAATGCCGTAGATTTCTAAAAACTCGGCTAAGTCACGCACCGAGTAGTTTTTGAAAATAAACGGCCAGGCTAACTGGCGAATGAGGCCTGCGCGGGCAGGGTAGCCGCTCTTGGCCGGGTGGCTATGCTGGATCCAGTTAAACGGTCGAAGCTTTTCACCTTTGCCCGTTTGGTCGCGTAGGGCTATACAGTTCTGATCATCCTGATGCAATTGAAACCAGGTGGCCGGGCGGTGCTCGAAATGTTGCGGGATACGAAAGTTGTTGTACAGGCCCCATTCAAACTCAATGTTAGAGAAGCCTTTTAGAATACCGTCGCCCATACCAAAAATAATGTCGTGCCAGTCTTCTACATCGCGCAGCATCTGCTCAATGTTGGCAGCGTCTTTCTTTTCCTGCTCGCTGGCATTGGCCGGTGGCTCTATGGTCCAGTCGATATCAGTAAGCGCCATCTTGCGTTTAAACAGCTCTGCCTGAATGTGGCCGTCTTTTTCTTCTATGTCTTCGGCCAGATAACACTGCTCCAACAGGTTGCCCTGCTCGGCGTTCTTCAGGATAACCGCCAGTGTGGCTGGGGTCAGGCCGCTTGACGGGTGTTCGGCAAACTCCCGTCGCAGCTGGGCTACGCGGGCTGAATCGTCGGTTTGGTGTTGCTGTAGTTCTTTTTCGCGTACCCGGTACCGGATACCGTTATATTCGTAGGTTTCCATTAAAAGCAGCCACTCTGGTTATAGGTTAAATCGTCGGCGTCGCGGGCGTTCTCGTTCCAGCGGTCGTTTTTATCGGGCAGGGGGGTGTAGTCAATCTCGCCGCCTTCCATCTTGCTTGCTGCTACCATCATGCAGCAGGCAATGGCGCTATCGCCGTGGCGCTCTTTTTTGTCGTCGGTTTTGGCGTCTGGTATGCGCGGCACGCCCCGGTTGTTAATTTGGATAGAGCGCAGGTCGTCCAGGATGTCGGCATCTTTGGGAATGATGATGTCGAAGTCTTCATAGTAAGACTTCATGATTGGCATGGTTTCCCGGTACCAGGTTTCGCTGATTTTTACCGCTTCCACCAGACCC